AGATACAACAACCCGAACTACATGTGATCTATTTGGGTATTTTCCAGAAACCAATAGCCTACGTTCATCCTCATTATCAGCATCAAAATCATATTTCACCTTATAGTCACCTATTAGACGGGCAATGAATCTGTCACTCTTTGGATTGAGACTACATTCAGGATAACGCTCAACCATCTCTTTATTCATGTCGGTATCGCTGAAGCGACGTATTTGAACCTCAAAGGTTGGGTGCTTGTCATTTGGATCAGTTGATGCTCTTAGGTTTGCAATTGAAACCTTATATTTGTCATTTGCATATTCACCGTCAGACAACGTTTCAAATCTGAACAAGGGATATTCTGTCCCACCAAAGGGTTGTGATATAACCCATGGTGTAGAAGGAGTAGTATATCTTGTGTCAAATCGCCCTAACTGCTCTCGAAGTGTAAGATTATCAATTGGACAATCACCATTTTCTCGCCGGGTACCTGATAGTATTGCTATCGTATCTTGGTTTGAAAATACACCATTCTGGCCGCCAACAGCCGTACTATGATCTAATACTGGAGCAAGTTCATGCTCTACAGCAAAATCTGCATATAGATAATGTTCTAGTATCTGAAACTTATGAGGGTCTCTATTTAGAATCTTCCCAACATATGAACTATGATTAGGATCTAACGACGCAGTCATAATTCTAAGCCCTGGGTTTCCATCATCCTCAGCAAACGTTTGGCCGGTAGATGAAGAAATTACAAGCTTAAATGTCTTATTGTGGCCGCGATTGGGTGTAACACCATCTGCCTTAAGCGGAGTATTATCAAGTTCACAATAATCATCCAGCGTTGCACCGGTACCTGTCCATGACTCATCACCATTCATTACCATAACTCTAGAACCGGTGGGGGTCATAATAATTGCACGTACAATATTAACAAGGTCGGATGCACTGGAATCGAAGCTATCATTATCTGTAAACGTTGGGTAACCTTCTACAGAGCCTTCTGAACCAGATACAAAGTGCTGTGCACAAAGATACTGCGTAACACCAGCATGACGACCATCACCTACAATGTTGGATGGGTTTGCATCGACATCTGTACCTTCAAATGCTATACCTGCATTTTTTACTGTGCCTTGTGTATTTGTATTACTGACGTCCGCCATTGTGTCGTTTGCGCCGGCGCCCAGCACTCTCATATATGTCACCGCGGTTCTATGTTTTAAGAACTCTCGTACTGCGTATGGCCCGAATCGATTCGGGCTTAACCCGCCAAAACGGGTCTGGAAATCCGCGAAGGAACCGACTGTCACAGGGACAAATGCAGGACCATATTCTGCGGTGCCGACGATCCCAGCCGGAGTCCCGACCGGTCCTACCTTTCGAGCGGATAGGTCTATTTCTTTCTCAAAAAATCCGGGTGATCGGAATGTTTGCTCAGCCATTGAAATTTTCTCCCTTGGGGCTCATGTCACTCTTATCTAAGTATTGGGTTAATGATCAAACTTCTAAATGTCGTCTCACTCATTTCAGCATAACTTATCCAGGGGCTTGGTTATTCCTTCCCTGTAAACTGTTTCTCCCTTACGTTGATTCCTTGACTTTACCCTCACTACTTTTTTAACCGATTTACCCGTAAATGGATCTTTAACAACTCGCATAAGCATCATGTCTGGCTTAGTAGTTGCGTAACCGGTACTAACCTTATTATTTATTGCCCGAGAATCGCTAGATGCCACAGCTCCTCCAAAAGAGGGATATCCCGCAGCATTTAATCCCGACATATTAGCTGATGAACCTATCGCATCACCTGGAAATGGGGCATTCAAATCATTCATATCTTGTAGGATATAACTTTGAGGATTTCCACTAGGTGGGCCGCTAGGAAGCATTTGCATAAATGGCGCGGCTACCTGGGTCGACTCAAAAGATATTTGGGGTGCCGATGTAAACTTCCGTAAAGGATTCATTCCACCTGGATGATCACTTGCTATAACATATGCCGGAACTGTCATCGTAAAGGTATAACGTACTATGCGCTCTTCATCGGTGAAGTCATCGTAATTATTTCCCGGAGATAAATCTGCATCTGTATATGCAACAAACCAGTAACCCTTTGGCGTCTCGATCCTAAATGTTCGGCGATGATTATTTTGATATGAACTCATAACTGCCATTATCAAATTATTCATTTGTTGAGTATACTGTGCCCAAAAAGTTATTTCATATTTTGCATCAAAAAACTTTACAGGAGGTAATGTTATGACATCAAATATATTATCACCTAAATTAGGTTGTAATAGTTTTCCGTTCCTTGTGTCGGTTGTAAGGCCGGCCGGAGTTCTCCTTGAGGCAACAGTCCCAGGTAAAGATCCCTTACTGCCAGATAAGAAATTCGTTTCATGTGCAAGGTTATCTTGATTCTGCAGGTTTAATTTATTAACTAAACTTTGGTATCTAGGGTCTTCTTTACTTAGTTTTTGCCTTATTGTAATTGGCCCAGTCTGGCCTGGCCCCATTCCGAATGCAACATCTTGTGATATACCGGTTCTCATAATAGAAACAAGGGGTAATACAAGCGCACCATGTTTATCTCTTAAGGGGCGTCGGCGTCGAAGGACTGCAAATCTCTCCCCGGTAGCAAAAATTACAGGAATACGGCTTGATTGTTTTTCTCGCTCAAAAACAAGGGGCAAATCTATATTAAAAAGATTAAAAACAGCCCTATCAACATCCTCAATTGTGCAAGACGGAATTGAAAAATCATCAGGTAGGTTGTAGCCTTCATACCCTGTTGCAACAGAAACAGCATCAGATGCAAGTTTACTCATCCTAGTTGACATTAGCACTTATCTCCGTAGAAAGATGAATCTGTCGATGTGACATCAGGTGCCTTATCTGAAACTTCATGAGGGCCAGATATCGGCTCTTCAAGTTTCTTATTTTTTTGAAGTTCCCGTACATCACCTGTCACACCTTCCTTGTTCTTTTCAAACCCACGTTGCTGGACAAATTCTTTTTGCACCGCATCATCATCTGAATACGATTCGTCTGTTGGGCCTTTAGGGATAGCATCAATCTGCCCTTTTCTTGCCTGCTTACCGGTTAGCTTTATACCGGTCTTATGCTCAACTTGGCCGTAGATATTCTTATCCGCCGTTACAGTCGTTATTTCAAAAAATAATGCACCGTAACTAAAATAATCACCTTCTCTTACCGCTATCTCTTTATCTAATAAGTCACGAGCTTGCAAATATACACTTATTGAAGAAATTTCTTCAGAACCATATCTGTTTGTTTTCCATGTTTGGGGTTCCCACTCAACTAAAGCATCAATCTCTATTGGAGGATCAAATACTTTTTCAGGAGCCTCCTCATATACATCATGCACATTAGTGAGATCTTCCCTAACAGTATAGTAAAATATCTTTTGCCCAATAATGTCTTTTGTTACTTCTTTTGTAATGTCAGAAATAAAATCGATTTCTCTAGGCGTTATGAATAATCTAGCCACTGGTCACTCATCCTACTATTATTGCTTTGCCACCAGGGACAGGGATATGTCTAAGGATTTTTTGCATATTTTCTACAGTTGTAGCTTCATCCTCAATCATTTTACTATATGTTAGGCTTTCTAACATTTCTTTAAGTTCTGTTCTTAACTTATCTTTTTCTTCTCTACCGTGGCCAATTAAATCATTACCATTTAGGGTCAAATCAGACCCAGGGATTGGAACAGTAGAAAACTTTGAACGAATTAAGCCTAACAATTCTTTTGAGCCAGCCAGTGTATATTGCCTGATCCATTGGCGTGCCATACTATTTACTCTTTGAAAATTTAGATTGCCGAATGGAACATTTGATAAGTTACTTACACCGGTGATTTGCTCATCTGTATAACTAGGGTTAAATGGGTCAGGGCTAAATGCTATCCGAATCCATAGTTTTCTAGGATTTGGGCCAGACGGGTTTGGGAATATCCTTATTTTTGTACCAGAAGTTCTATATGAGTAATTTGACCTTCTAACACGATTTGATATATCCATTTGTCCTGCACGTAAAATATCCTCAAATACTGGAAGTACATAAAATACGGTCTCTGGTGTAAATGACTCAAATGAAAACTCATTATTAAGATAATTTATGGCAGACGTCGTATCAAAAAATCTATATGCAGCTTGAGGAGAGAAATGATATATGTCAAGAATTTTTAATTTCGTTTTAGGATCATTTTGTGGATTGTCAAATAGTGCAAGGCCATTTTCATCAACTAACTCCGTATATAAGTCATAGTCTTGGCGGCCCCTTTCAAGATCAATAGATCCAGACATAGTATTATATGAACCCCCTATACCAGCTTCCATTGCATATGGCTCAGCACGCCGAAGTAGGAACTCTAGGTTCTCTAAAGGAAACGTTTGTTCCTTTCCATGTGGGCCTATATTAAAGCTGCCAGACATTGCACTGCCTGTAGGGATCCCTAATAAGTTCATTAGATGAGACTGTGCTTGATATTGATTTACAATTGCACTATACTCAAGAAATCCCTCTTCAAAGCATGCCCATATTTGTTTCTTTGTCAACTCAACACTTAGAATATCATCACCAAGCTTACGCTTAACATACGTTACCATTGCGTCGGCTTCGCCTTGAAATCCTTGGTCGGCGTCAAAAAATCCAAATGGTGTGGGATTTAACGTATTTACAAATGATGCCATTCGTTTTCTCCAGTGCAGTACTCTTAAGATAAATATGGCGCACAGCACCTGGATGACAGAGCTGTTCATCGATTGTAGTGAGAATACAAAAAAAAGGCGGGCAACAAAGTTGCCCGCCTTTATATTAGAAAGTTTTAACCTGACGTTTAGATAACGTTCATGTCAAGACAAGTAACAGTTCCGTAGAAGTCACTGCGTACCATTCTCTTTCCGTATCGGGTCATAACACCCTTACGAGGAGTGAAATCCTCTGGAGCAAAAATGGTTGGAGTAACAATCAGTGGAACATACGGTGCATATACATACCCTGTTTCAAGGTAACTTCCGCCCTTGTATCCAACGAGGATCTTATTTCGTGGGAAATAAGGATCCTTGTAGACTGTGAAGCGGTTACTAAGAGTACCTGCCTTCTCAGCGCCAAGAGTGAAAGGAGCACCAACCTGTCCGTCACCATCAAGGCTATAAGATGGCCTGTAGAGGACGGAAGCTTCAAGGATGGTTGCCACATCAGGGCCAACGACCATGAAGTTAGCAGAACCCCTGAGGGTCTTACGGTGGATTGTATTAGCACAATCAATGACTGTCTCAACTAGCGTCTCATACCACTCTCGGACGGTACCTGTGAAGGCTGGTCCAGGAGCGTTCTGGTTCTGGAGAACTTCAACGCCGGTATCCTTAACAACAAACTTACCAGGAGCACGTGACCAGAAGAGGTTAGCACCATTGGCCTGTGTGAGAAGATCGTTTAGAATCTCTCGGTCAATCTCTAGAGCAATCTGCTCAGAGAGGATCTGTGTAAGCTCTACCTCAGCGTCAAGGCTGTGATAAGCGTTAAGATCCTGTGCAAGTTCTGGAGACCAACGGGCGCGGAGCTTACGTGTGGATGCCGTAACAGCAATTGATTCAATCTTGATATCAATTTCTGGAATTGCCGGTGAAGGATCAGTTCCAAAATCAGACTCAAAAGACGGAATTGTCAATGTATCACCATGCGTTTGATTAACATCAAGCACTGGGGACTGTACGAATGACATATCGAAGGCATCGCCAACAACATGGCTTGTTCCAGCGCCATTACCTACAATGCAAAGGAGGTCTGTTCCGCCTAGCGGGTCCGGTGTCCATGAACTACCATCATGAGTACCAATCTGGTTCAAACGACGTACATTCAGAATATTTCGGCCTCCGCCTTGGACACTAGCTGCAGGAGCTGATGTCGTACCGGTGTTTCCGCCATCTGCATTATAAAGTGCAAAGTCCTTGACCATTGTACGGTCTGCATTTGCACATCCAGCAGTTGTGAGGTCAAAAACCACAGCCTGATATAGACCAGAGCCATCGCCATTTCCTATACCAAGGACAGCATCACCAGCAAGGTCATCGATATCAGCAGTAAGTGATGGGTCGAATTGAATCAACTTGCCATCCGTACCGGAGTGATGGAGAACATTTGCGCCCCAAGCACCAGAACCAGCATGTGCACCAACCTGGGTGGTTGCCTCCGCTAGTGCAGTTTCATGCACCTTAGAGAAACCAGAACCAGCAAGGTCATATTGTCCACCCTGACCCAATGAACCTGAGCGTACGCCGCGGCCAACAGGGTTATTATAAATGGATGTACCTGACATATAGGTCGCAGCATCAGTTGCGTCTGGTGTTCCGCCTACACCTTGAGAACCACCAGCAGCGGATCCGTAAGTGTAGTCAAGATAGAAGAGCAATCCAGAAGGAAGGCTCATCGGCTGAATGGATACCAGCTCATTTGCAACAAGACCACCGAATACCCGACGTACAATCGGGAAAGCGATATTTGTAAAACCACGGATGTCGCCACTAGCTGTAAGGGATCCTGCCCCATCACCTAGCGAGTTCGCCTCGCGGAGTAGTTGGCCAGCTTGATTTTCAAGCATCATGGCCATATTTTCTCTTTTAACACCATCTAGTCCACGAAGGAGGCCGGTACGAGACCATTTCTCAACCAACCTACGATTGTGGAGACCTAGATGTCGCTGACGAATACCTTCTGTCAGCGCGTCCAACGTGAAATTCTTAGACATTTTTTATTCTCCTAATGTTGTTGTAATAGTTCACTTGTTATTCTTACCAGGAAGACCAGCAAGAACGGCCCAGCGATCTACCTCAACTCCACTCTTAGCCGGCTGTGCCGACCGGGTTGATCTGGAAGATGTTCCGGGTGTTCTGACTCTACTCTCTCTAATTGTGGACTTATTTCCACGAGAAGAAATCGATTTTGCCAGACTCGAATATAGCAACTTTGCTTCTCTTAACGTTTTGGCATTATCAAGTGCCTCAACGACGGCACGCTGTTGCTTAGGCGTGACATTTCTGTTTTGCATTAGCTTGTTAGCATATAACAGCTTAGCATTAAAAAGGTTCATTTCATTGCACTGCTTTCTGAGTGCCTTGACTGCCTTGGCATATTCTGCCAGGCGCTTTTGAAGTGCTCTAATCTTGCGAGCCTCGCTCATCCGACGCGCTCGGGAGGTACGTCGTCGTCGGCGACTTTCAGGCATTGCATCCCCACCAGTCATTGAAGCCTGTGTTGGGGTTGGTGCGTCTCCTAGCTCATCTGCAAGGGCATTTAATAGAGAATCCTCATCAACGTCGACAAAAGCCTCATCTTCCACATCTCCACCACCAAAGGCGTCCGCGGACTGGGCAGGCTCATCAACGCCTGACGTCTCTTCTCTAAGTCGGCGCATTCGTCGAAGTTCGCGGCGTAGCATTGATTCATCAATTTCTACGACATCCTCTTCATCGTCTTCGGCCTCATCCTCTTCATAAAAATGGCCAGCATAAAGGTCAC